TGCCAGCCGCCCGCATAATTTGGAACGGTGTGTCTGAGTTCGACTGATTTTTGTTCTGTCCACTAGGATCACCCCAGCCTTTAAATTCATGTTCAGGATACACTTCCTCAATATAACGCTTGAGTGTCGGAGCAAAATCCACTGCACCTGAATCGGTAAGTACCATCTCATCAAAACACACCCACCTTCCGATAGACGTTCTTTGTAGGAACGCACACGCTGGAGTTCTACCAAAGTCAAAGCCCAGGACGATAGGAAAGTCCTTGGACGGTTTAAAGTCTAAGTGCTGACAGTGTACTGAATCAGTATACATGGGATGGACAGGCTTGCCGTTAGACACAAAGCCGTACTCATTTGCTAAGTTAACCTTGATCCAGTCGTTAGTCTTGCCGTTTAGACCGCGTTTATAGTACTGATCTGGCAGGTTAATGAGATTCTCAGCATCTTCATTAATCTTCCAATCCTCGCCATCTTTGAACACGCCACCGGGTTGCCTAAAAAATGACCAATCCTCCGGGCGTTCAATCTCTGCTAGTTTAAAATACCAGTGATCTTCATCAGGGGCGTTGCTATCACCAATGATCCCATGGTGTGTGGGACGCGCACCTTCTTTATTCGATGGGTATCGGCCATGACGCAGGTCTAACATGTCTAAAACAGCCTTAGAATGCTCCTTAGTCTCGTTTAACCACACCCAGGTTGTCTGTATACCCCTTGCTTTCTTAACGTGTTCAGGGCGATCAAATGCGATAAACACCACATCACACTGGACAGATGTACCATCCTCTAAGTTAAACCGTAGAAAGTGTGTAGGGGGTTCTTTATTGCCTTGTTTGAAGTCACCTAACTCCCCGTGTATCTCTAGCCAGTCTTTAATCGTGGTAGAGAACAGTTCAGAGTAGGTGTTTCGGGCAGCAATGACCCTAGATAGTCGGACACCATAGTGTTTATGGTTGGGGTCTTTCACGGGTTCCTGCTCACACATAAGGTCAAACAGCTTGAGGATACATTGAACTGTCTTACCTGATCCTAGTGGCCCCATGATGAAGGAGTTTCTAGCCCGGCAATCAGCAAAATCCTGTAGGACTTGCCCCTGGGGCATTAGGTTGTATTCAATGTTGTTCATTTGGCGTGTAAACCTCTACATATGCTCCGCATTCCGGGCAGGACAGATTTGTAACTATTATGAAGTCATCACTTTCACCATCTAAGTCGTGATCCCCACCCCAAATAAGTTCTGATTTGCATATCCAGCAATTCATTTTTTCCCCCAGTCGATAGCATCGTAATTAGTTTTAAACGCCTTTCTACTTTTATCTGTAGACTTTCTAGCGTGACTACCCTTACCACCATTCTTTTCAGGGAAGTGTCTATCCCTGGTCTTTTTATCTAGCTTGTGAACATGGCTCATTTACCAACTCCCGCAGATACACTCTTCTTCTAAACAAACGCACTCACCAATCATACGTTCTTTCACTATGTCCATTACTTCATGCATAGCGTATACATCGCGGTCAATTAAAGCATCAGTGAATGCTGCAAGCAACTCATAGTCAGCATCTGATATTGCTTCATCTGTATCAACTTTAATCATGTTCATCTCCAAGCCAATCTCTTAATATAATATGTTTGCAAAGGTCAATATAAAATAACGCTTTTTCGTCTTCTAGAGAGCTTTTGTATGATACCTCACCCTCATCTATCTGTATAACGATAAAGTCGCTTAGAGAGCCTTCTGGTGGCTCTAATGGGTCTTCTATGTCGGGTCTTATCTTAGTTACTTTCATAGTCAATTTTTTTTTGCGGGGGGCATATATATACCACAGCAGCCCGGCTTCGGGAGGGGGGTATGCCTACCTTTTTATTACATGCGCGCTGGCTCGCCAGCTGTATATCCATCCAGTACTGTACAAATATCCAGGGTTGCTATTCGTCAACACCATCTATAGTGGGTTGCACTCCGTCGAATCGTTTGCGTTGAACGCTTACTGTTAAAGCTGAATCGCTTTTTACTTCGACAGCTTTTAATGTTGGTTCAAGGTACTTGCTAACTCTATCTAGGGATTCAATTGCGCTTTTATGGTCGGCAATGTCATTTGACTGATCGGCTTGCTGTTTGATCTTAATACTGCTATCGACCATTTCCAGCACTGGATCATAGTCTGGATATCTTTCTGCGAGTCTTTCTTGTAATAACCGCTTTAATGGCTTGTTACCACTGCCAAATGGTCTACCTCTTTTTGCCATGATTAAAACTCCTATATATGTTTGATTTCATTACTGATTAAAATTTGATCAATTATACCATTTAATCGCCTTTGGTCTTTATACCTATACACACAAATAAGAGAAGATTGTTTTTATTTGTTGACGTTTGTCAATGATCTATGATTATAATGCGTCACCGGCAATTAGACCGGATAACTAAAAGGGAACCATTATGAATAGCGCATTACGAATTAAAACAATGAAAGAAGCAAAAAGAGCCAGACGCAATGAGATTATTGCGGATGTTATTTGCTGGGCTTCAATAGGTATTGGCGGGGCGTTTGCGGCTTGGTGCTGGTACATAATCGCAATTATTATTATGGGGTTGGATCTATGAGTAACTACAAAAGCATCAAATTAAACCCGCCACAATATATCGGTTTATATTGTGATCTGGCGCATGAAATGGTCGACCAATCATTCCTTGGGAATTATTGGGTTACCGATGAAGATGGAAACGAAAGTTACACTGAAGAAGCGCAGCAGATGTTTAACCACTTTGTGGGCATTGTGGAATATATACTGGAATCAAACGGAATAGAGAATGGGGGTTTATCATGAACATTAAAAGCGCCAAACTATTTTTAAACTTACTGCACGAAAAAGGGCAACTCTATCATTTGGACGATAACGCACACGAGTGTATAGGGCATTTAGCAAGCCCTAAAAGGTGCGACGATATTAATGAAATTGTCGAGCATATATTTAATAGCAATTTAGATTGGGGCAAATTTGAATGCCCCCATGGCTATTGCATTGCATTAATCAATAGCGAATCGCACAACCCACTGGAGATTTTGAAAAATGCGTAAACTTTCAGTTAAAAAACCACCCATAAAGCGCCCCCAATTGCGGGGCGTTATTCTCTACGGCGGGACTTCCATGCTAGACGGAGAGCCTATTGTCGTTATCGCTACCCTAGAAACATCAAACCGCAAAACCGGGCAAATGGTTCAGACTTGGATTATCCGATCTGACATTGCCCCTACAGATGCAGCCAAGTCCGGGGAGGATAAAAGCATTTGCGGGGCATGCCCTCATAGGCACTATTCAAATGGCGTTTGTTATGTAAATTTAGCGCATGCGCCCCTTGCTGTTTATAAGGGCTATACAAGGGGTATTTACCCGGTATTCGATCCGGTAAAGCATGGCGATCTATTTGCTGGCCGTAAAATCCGGCTTGGTGCCTATGGTGATCCAGCAGCAGCACCATTTGAGATTATGGAAAATGCCGCGAAAATGGGTATCGGCCATACCGGATATACGCACCAAATCCAACATAAAAACTTCGACGCTAGATATCTAACTCTATGCCAAGTCTCAGCCGATAGCCCTAAACAAGCGTTAAAGTATCAATCTATGGGGGCCAATACTTTCCGGGTTGCTATGGAAGGCGATTCACTAGCAGAGAATGAAATAGAATGTTTGAGCGATTCTAAGGGCATGCAATGCATAGACTGCATGCTATGCGACGGCAGCAAAAAGAATATCGCGCTCGCAGTGCATGGCACCCGCAAATCAAATTTTAAGACACAATTAATCCAAACTTTAGAAGTGGCATAAAATGAATACATCAAAAGAAAGGTTCTCAAATAACACTATCACCACAACCATTGTGGAAGTAAGAAGGCGCGACGCTGGAAACTGGGATGCCCATTTTAAAGGGATGGATGACGACGGCGGTGATATTCACGTCGTTTTAAATAGTACAAAATTCGCTGATTTATGCGACAACCATTTATACACCGTCAAAATGATTGGGGGCTTTTAAGATGCAAGCGATAGTCGAATTCAGAAAGGATGTATATGGGCCGGTGTTGGCTGAATATAACGTATCCGGGGCCGGGCATAACCATATACAAGATAAATGCACACTATGGGCCGGAATGCGCGATTATGGTTATTGGTCTATAGTCTATAACCTACAGTCCGATAAATACCAAAAGCTTATGACTAAAAACGGTTTCCCTTTTATTAAATAATTCCCTTAGCAATCCTTGGCCCCTTTTTAGGGGCTTTTTTTTGGCTATTTGGCGGGGTTTATCCGGTGACCGCGTGGGGTTGAATGGGTAGGGGCGCTAATCGCGCTAATATCGCCCTTAAAATGCTTTTAAAAGGGGTTTATTTATCCCTTGCATGGTCGATCAATCGGTTTAGGTACCATTGGGCCTTTAAAAGATCGGTTACCGGGTCGGGGTGTTTACTGTAAGCCCTAAAAGTATATTTTTGAACATTGCCGCGCAAGTAACCGGCGAATTGCTCCCGATCCATTCCGGCTTGTATCGCGTCGATACATTCAACGGCTCCTTTGTAGTGATCGGGGTTTATCTGATCAGTTTGCGGGGTAGACTTTTTTCCTGCCAAGCCAGTTTTTGGGGTAGGCTGGTTTTGCTGGCAATTTCCTGCCAAAGCCGCGCCTGGTTTAGTTGGTGGGGTAGGCTGGTTTTGGTCTGCAATAGCCGGGTGTTTCTCTTTTAATTCCTGCCAGTGTCTTTTTAAATTCATCACTTGCCCTCAAATTCTTCACGCAAATAATTCATGGAAACCGGAAGCATATCGCAGCCACCATCACCGACCTCATTCAATACCCATATGCCCCGCCAGGATAGATTAGTTTGTGGGGTAAGGTAGTCTTCATCGTTCTGATAGAATATCCCGGCAAACAGTCCGAGTATGTTGGTTCCATCAGCCCTCCTGCCAAAAGCCAAGTCCCTATCTTGAACGTGCCCCTGGATACAGGTCTGCATTTTCTTGGTCAGTAGTGCCCTGGCGCTGCTCACTGGCCGACCCATAATCCCAGAGGTGAAGTAATGCGAGTAACAAAGACCATCAACTACCGCGACTTCCAAGAAGTCATACACCTCCCAGCCCATCTCTTTTAACTTGAGATCATGGTAGCCTATCAGCCCTTCCAGCTTGGCATCACTCTCAATCGCCCTCTCAATACGCTGCTCATGGTTGCCCATGGTGAAAACCATCCTGGGATTCCACCGCTTGTCCCGGTTCCTGATTAGCCTTTCCTGCTCTTCCCGTATCGGCTGCAAGAATAACTCCATCCCGGCAATCCCCGCTTCGATGTCATCCAGGTAACGCCTACCCTCAAACGACTTCTTGCCGACATCCCATGATGATAGGCTTGGCATATCAAAATGATCGCCAATATGCACAATAACATCTGGCTTTTTCTTTGCTGCATACAGTCCTGCCCATCGTAAATGCTCAGTGGGTTCGCCTGGTTTTACTTGGGTGTCCGGGATTACTAGATGTCTCATTCTATTCTCCATAAAAAAAGCGGCCCGAAAGCCGCTAGATGTCCTGCTTTGCAACTGCAGCCAAGCCGCAGATCACAAAAATAATCATATAAATAATCACCGTAATCACCACCAATACCAGTTGAGGCAGGATTATAGCGAGGTGAGATATTATTCCAAATGCTTTTTGTCTATTCATTACATACCATAATATCATAGGCCCGTTGTCGCCACAGGTGGGCTACCCCTGCTACACAGCCGGAGAGAAAACGGCTTGGCTAAAACGCGATAAACAAAGATAATAAGATTAATGCAGCATGCCACCTGCGCAGTGTCAGCGGGTAGCTGTTGGCGTTAAAGTGCATCACAATAAATGGCTTGTCGATACTATGTTTAAACAGTTGCCAGTTAGCATATCGGTGCGCTTCTTTTATCTTGTCTTTCATGCGACCTCCTAGAATGGAATGTCTTCAGTTATTGGAGA